AAATCATTTTGATTTATAACTCTATGAGGTCCAGATTTATGTCTTGGGTGACATACTCGAACTGTTGCACGGTGCTCCAAAGAATTTCCATTATTAAAACTAGCGATAACATCTTCACCAATAGTAAATTTACCAGTGCCTGAAATCATTTCAATTTCAAGTAATTTTGGAAAACAACTATTTGTTACATCAATTCCATCAAAATATGCGGTTAATTCAGTTCCAGGAAGAAGACCTTTTCCTTCAAATTGAATATTTCTGGATCTTATAAACTGAGAATTATCTCTTTTAACTACTCTTTCCCCAACAGAAATTGAATTTCCTATAGTTGGTTCCAGTGATATTTTAGTTCCTGTTCTAGAAGTAGAACCAGTTTCATAAGTAGTAATTGTTGTTTGGTTATAGATTCTGGTATTTGTTATATAACCGTTTCTAGTAACATCACTTAGATTGTATTTTGTATCTTCAGTTGTTCTATCTGCAACTCCTGACCAAGTAGTTTTCCAATCATTATATGTAATTAATTCCCCAGATTGATCGAGATTATATACCTTTTTATATAAATCTATATCACCAACATCAACAATAAAATTTTCTGCCTCCAATTTTTTGGGGGTATCAAACCAAGTATCTGTTGATGGAGTAAGTTCAATAAAACCTTTCCAATAGTTTAAAATAAATGGAGTTACACTTTCCGTTCTAGTAGCTATGTTTTGACTTTTCCAAAGTGCGTCAGTATAACGCAAAGTAATTATACCATCATTAATAACTACATTGTCCCCTTCTATATAATTGTCATCATCTACGATATTTAATTTGTCATTATAAGGAAGTAGACTAATGTTTTGAACATCTACATTAGGTCTCAATTCTTGTGATTCTGGGTGGATGCAATTATTCTTTCCTAAAGAGAGATCTTGTATAGGGGCATTTTGATCAGAAAAATTATCTACAAAAAACCCAGATTTAAATTTGTTTAATCCATTAGAATCTTGGATTAAAAGATTTGAAGTTTTTGTTTCTAATAGAGAAAGACTTGTATAATATTCAAGATTTCTTATTCTATCTTCGAGAACTTTAATATCTCGCATTCTATATCTCTTGTGTTCTGTGAGTTTTATGAATGCGTCTGATGTATTATAAAGGTAAGGTGGTAAATTGATAGTAGATATTTCTAGGGAATCATCTACTGGAACTGGTTTTTCCGGAGATTCTGAAGGAACTCCTGTTTTTATTTGTAATGAACCAGTTTTATTTAAATATATGGTATCAATTCTTCCAAGATAAAAAGAATAATTAAGTACTATAGATTCATCAGATGCCAAAGAATTTTTAGCAGAATTTCCGGATAAAGTAAAAGATCTTCCATAAAACTCTAGAGGAGATCTTGTATCAACTGATGTAGTGTATGGAGAAACTCTTGGTCTAATGTCAATTATATCAGTCAACCTGTTACCATCAACTGATCCAATTTCCTTTGAATAATCACATTCTAAATAAGAATTTCTGGTGGTTATATCACCTTCATCGGAAGAATCATAATAGACATTTGAAAAATATATTTTTAATTGTCTAGTAGGAGCATTGAAATTTGACTTTCTTATTAATGTAGAATAGTCATAGAAAGTAGATTTTTGTCCCGAACTAAATGAATAGTGTGTAGTAACATCATTACTCTCAAAATCTGAAGATGCTAGGATACATTTAATACCAGATTCTTCAAATAATAAAGTTTCTCCTATTTTAAATGAAACATTATTTTTTGGAGTATATCTAATCTCTGAATCTGATTTTCTTTCAACTAAGATGGCAACAGATCCACTAGATTCTCCAGTAATCTTTTCTCCCAGTATTAAATCAGAAGTCTTTCCACTCTGACTTCCTATAGAAGAAAGAAGAAGAGATGGTGCATTAGCACTGGAAGTTCCTTTCGATTCATATATTCCATGAATTTCGATTACATCTGGATAATTTAATGATATTAGGTTATCCTCAACTCTGGTTCCATATGGATAATTTCCATACGTTAATCCATTGTCTAGAGTATTTTGCCCTGAACCAGACCCTTCTAATATTGAGTTATTGACTATTATATAATTTACTCTATTTTTCTTTTTAATTTTTTCTTTTGGTTTACTTTTTCTTATCGTAGAAACTAAGGTTGCATTAGAATCATTCGTTAAATTACTAATTGTCAAAGTATTTCCAATGATAGAAAATTTATCACTTGTTAATACTTGTGTAGTTCCATTTGAATTTGTCAATAAATACCTTTCTTCATCAAACGGCAAGAAAGTTTCATTTTGGTCAGTTAAAGAAACTATTAGTCTATTTGAAGATATTACTTGATTGTCAAAAGTTTTTCTAATTGTTAATGTAGAATTTGTCAAATCTACATTTGAAATATTACTTTTTGGTAACTTAGAATATAGAGTATTATCTTGAGATGATACTAATGATGTTGTTAAAATTTCTAAATCATTTACTGTTATATTCTGGGTAGGAATAGATCCTTTAATAAAGTTTGTTACCGTAGAAACTCCAGATGCTACTACTGACAATCCATTAATTCCATTAACTTTTGCATAATATGGTAGAGATGTATCTAGAGGATTTGTATATTTTACTATTTCTCCAACCTTTACATTTTTTCCTGGGAAAAGTGGATTTGAGCTATTGATATTAATATTAGAACCATTTACTACAATACTAGATATTCCAACATTAAATTTGGTCGTTTGAATAATGTCTGCGGAGAAAGTTCTTGCAGTCCCCACGATTCCATATACCGACCTAACATCAGATATTCCATATGATGTAACAGTTCTACAAACTCTAGTTATTGATTCATTACCATCAAAAACTAGAGATTCAAATGGTAAAAATTCACCAGTTGTTTGATAAAGAATAATGTTAGAACTATTAGATACCGACTCTTTTAAGAATCCAGTGGCTCCACTATTTTCTCCATTAACAAAAGTTGGAGTAGTTAGAGTTATTGGTTCATTCAAAGTTATCTCTGTTGTTGTTTGAATGTCATATAAAGATATGTTCCATTCATTTAAATTTGGGTAAGAACTATCATAAGATCCAGATTCTAATGTAAAATCATATACTCTTGCAACTCCTATTTCTTTTCCTGTGGATGCCACCCCAACATTACCGACCCTAGAATCTCTAAGACTAAGAATATAATCACTTCCTGCGCCAATTTTGGGGGCACCATAAACTCTATTGAGTCTGAATGTAGGTCCAGTATTATATGTAATAGGTTGACCCTCTAATGTTTTTATTGTTCTTGGTTTAGGTACATCAATAAGAGAGCTGTTTATTACCTCAATTTCATAACCTCTAATATATGCTTTTCCCGGAGAAATTTGATATAAAGCAATATTGTCAGAAGGAACAGACCCACTATCGGTTAAATCGGTTAAATTAAATACTCCACCATTTCCCAATTTGTCATTCAGAGACTCTTTTAGAACAACATCAAATGGAGTCACATAATAGTCTCCTGATTCATCATAGGTTCTTCTTGCAAATTCATCAGCTAAAATATTATATTGAGTATACTTATCTGAAGAATAACTAATGACACCAGTTCTTACCCTTGCTAATTCTATAAAATTAGTATCATCAAAATCATTTAAATCCTTTTTAAACAAAGAAACTGTTATTTTTATCCTATCAGCACCAGGGGAAGAATAATTACTAAATCCTTGAGAATTATCATTTAAATTTTCATCTAAATCTGATGTTATAATTTGTTCATTAACAAAAAACCCAATTCTATAACTTGGAGCAAAAGAATATTGATCTAGTATTAATGTTTCTTTACTTACTCTTACAAAAGACCCTCTAATAAAATATACGCCATCATTAACTGAAAATGCAGATCCCCTTGAAGTGCAATTTCTAGAAATAGTAACAGCAAATGGTTCCCCTACAGGTATATTTGAAGTTCCAAGCAACTGTGATATAACAATGTTATTTGATGACAGTTGTTCCCCATCAGCAAATTTGGTTTGAGAAGAACTATTTAAACTAGATGTTAAATAATTGATATATAATGTTAAATTGCCTCTTTCTGAATTTTGAGGCAGTAAAACTTGATTTACAACTGCAGTTACTCCTGAGGATGCGCCAGTTATTGTAGATCCTATTAATTGATCTGCGTAAGAAGATACTGGGATACCTAAATACGCATTTTCAAGTTCTACGCAATCATAAAAATTATTATAAAAAGTGTTTCCTGGTATTACTTTTGCACCTTCTTTGAAGAAGTGTTGCCCAAATTTTGTAATTTGATTTTGTAAAATAGATTGAAGTGTTGTTAATTCTCTTGCCTGTACTGGATAACCAGGCTTAAACAAAACTTTATAATAGTCATTATTTGCATCAAAATCATCAAAATATGGGGATACATTTAAATTTGTTTGCTGTGACATAATTCGTTAAAACTGCAAAATGACTTTGATATCTTCTTTTTGGTTTGATGACCTAGTAATAGATGGTCTATTATCTACATAAATTATATTTCCAGAATATTTTTGAACTTCTGGTTGGGAAACACCACTAACAAAATTTTGTCCTAGGTAGTATTTTTTATTATTTATTGTTGTTTCTATGCCAGTAAATCCGGAGTCAATAGTTAAAGTTCCTCCAGAATTTCCGGAAATTACTAAACTTCCTCCAGTCAATATTGAACTAGTAAATTCGTTCAAATTGAAACCATAACTGGGATTTGTCTGTTGGGATCCATCAGTAGTTGCAAATCCAACAATAGATCTATCTTGCCAATATTTTAAAACCCCTGTGTTTTGATCATAACTAATAACTTTTCCTGCAGCAGTAATGCCAGTTCCTATAGTTTGAGTTATTAAAGAGTCTGGGGTGAAAACTGCTGAATTATATGAGGAACCAGTTAATTTTAGTGCATATAAAGCACTAGCTTTATCTGAAGATAAAATAGAACCATTGGATACTTTGGGATTATTAATTATACCAACCCTTGATATCTGGTTTCCTACGATAAAATCTGGGTTCTGAACATCATTTTCTAACCTAGAGTATATTAATGCATTAAATGCTCCCAGTTCTCTGTAAATATCAGCACCATGTCCGCCTTTAGGTGAGATGATAACATCAAAAATTGGTCTAGTATCAAAGGTGGTTATTCCACCTGCAACTAAATCTACACTACCAAAAGTATATCCTGATCCTTGGTTTGTTATTATTATCGATTCTACTTTTTGTTCGAAATTGGTTATTATAGTACACTCGGCACCAGTACCATCACCTTTTATAGGAATGTTCCTATAAATTTGATTTCCTGCACCTACCGATACTCCTCTATTTTTTATGATTACGGTCTTTATTGACCCATCTACAGCATTATTTCTAACGGCAGCATTTTCCAAACTGGTTTCCCAATCTGAAGGAACTGGTATATAATCAGTAGATTCAAATTTTACAATATCAGAGGGTTTTATTGTATATAAGTATTTCCAAATATATCCATCATTA